ATATAAAGGTTTCTATTTATTACTACTTATTTTTATAAAAAAAATAAGTTTATCAACCAGTAGTTGATAAACTTCCAACAGTTCCCAATTATGTTATTAATTCATTTTTATTGTACAAATTCATCATATACCTGTTCTGATTCATCAACTAAATCAAACTTGTTTCTCAATGAATTAATTAACAATTGCAAATCCATAACTTCATCTATCAAACCATATTCTTCATACAATTTATTACATTCTTGTTGTAAATTATCTAATGTTTCTTTTAAACCTTCTTTCATTTCTGCCATAATTCTCACCCTTTTGTTAAGATTGCAACACTCGGTTGGCTAATTCCCCTCATATAAGATAATTGATTTGACTTACTACGAGTTTCTATATATCCACAGTACGCTGGCTTGTTGCATCTGTTTCCTAAACTGTTTAAAACAGTCACATTATTACCATTCACTGATTTAAGAACTTCATAATGCCCCCATTTATTACGGTATAATATGTGGCAAAATACAGCCCCATTTGATGCATACTGGTTTAATTTATTCCATCTTGCTGAATCAGAACTTCCTAAATCATTAAAGTTTTTCCAAGTAATTTTAATGTTCTGTCCATATTTGCGATTAAACCATGCAACAGCTGTATTAATACCTTGATGACCTGTACCTGAAGTTGTTGTTCCAGCCACACTTGCAATAGTGGATTCGGATACACGAATGCCAGTTAAACGGTAGAATGCTTGTTGTAGACTATTACAAGCACAATAATACGGTGTACATTGTCCCATACCTGCACAGCCTGAAGTTGTTAAATAATTATGTAATTTATTATTGTTTGTTGTATTTCCTCCAGTTGCTTTTACTTGAACATAATTTGGTGATTGTCCATTATGTTTAACCTCCCATTCACTTACACGGCGAGCCATATCCACATAAACATCACGATAAATCTTATTACCCTCATTATACGGTTCTGCAACATAATTTGGTAGGAAACTCAAATCCTTATTATCCACAATTGCACATTCTACAAACTCTGCAATAAGACTGTCAGGTTGAGTATTACCTGCTCTTTCCTTAATTACTTTAATAATTGTTCCATAATCAGCTATACGACCTTGATAACCGTATAATTGCCTTGTATTGAACTTCTTATTATTCCTTACTAACCAATAAGCTATATTATTCATTAGTAACCAGTATTGTTGCATTGTTCTTCTATTATCCATATTTATCCTCCTTTAATTATTTTGTTGGATATACAATCATTCCTGAACGGATAGTTCCAGTTCCTCCACTTATATATACTCGTAGTTTGTTAGAATTTGGAGGCACGCTTACTCTGACTTCACACCCCAGTCCATCTCCATTTACCCAAATAGGTTGGGTATTACAACTTTTATACGGTAATGTTTTCCAATCTATCCAAGAATTCTGTGTTGTGGGTAATGTTGGATTCCACCAAGTCACAATCACTATATTTCCGATTTTATGAGCAAAAAAATTAGATTCAATAGTTGATTCAGAATAATCATTACTCATTTTTCCATCAAGACTTGTAGACAAACCAGTAACATCACCAATACCATGAGTATGATCTACATTTGCTTTACCATTTAACTTTTCATCCATTTCTGTTTCAGTATAATAACGGTCATCATGAGTATGTACTGAATTTGCTTTCCCATCCAGTTGAGATTCTAGGTTTGTTATATTTGTGATACTGTGTGTGGTTAGTGTTTGCTTTTCCAGTTAATGCAGTGTTTATTACCTTGTTTTGTACTGGATTAGTACTTGTTGCATTTATTGTGGAGTCCACAGTTATTTGTTCCAGATTGTTAAGTTTTGTTTTGTCTTCTGCTGATAAGAATCCTGGAGTGGTGGTTGATGCATTTGTATGTGTGTGACCGATGTTTGATTTTAGCTGTAGTAATTCATCTATTTCTGTTTTAATATAGGTTTTTGTTTTTAACCATGTTAACAGGTTTGTTTTGAATGATTTAACCATAAATTAACCCCTCTATTTAAAAATAAGGATAAAAAAATAAGATTTTATCCTGTTGGTTCATTAATGTTTAAGCTTAACTCACCATCATCAGATAATGTTAAGCTACCATTATTCCCCAAATATTCTACAACTTGACTCATTGTTACGAAACTGGAAACATCAATGTCGATTCCTCCGAATTTTTCATAAGCTGGTATTTCTGATGCTGTATTCCAGAAATATTCATCGTAGGTGTTTTTGTCTTTTCCAGTTCCTTTTACAAGGTAGATTGTTCCTAATGCTCCTGTTGCTGGTAAATCTGCCACGGAGGAGGATATTTGAACATTCCATTTTGGAATAGTACTGTATAAATCATATACTGCTTTTGCTGATGGTATTTGAGTATCAGATGAGGTGTTACTTAATTCTGTGGTTTTTACACTATTGTCTATTTTAGTGTTTAATCCATCAGTTAATTCTGTTTTTGTCGCATAAGTACTGTCTGCATTTGTTTTTGCAGTTGCTAATCCATCAGTGACTGCTTTGGTGGTTGGATATTTAGTATTGTCTGGTGAAGCAAGACTGGTTGCTTTATTTGCAGATTTCTCGAATCCAGCAGTTGCAGTATCCCAATCTGTAATATCAGTGTGCTTCATTCCTGATGGTATACCTGCTTCTACTTTTTTAATTTCATCGTAAACAGCTTTACCACCAACAACATCATCATTGGTTAATGTATTGTTTACTACGGTTTTAATACTGGTTTTATCAATCTTTCCCCTTAAAGCAGCATCCATGTTTTCTGTAGTTGCTTTTTTATCCAATTCGGTTTTCACAAGTTTCTCTGAAGGAATTTGAGAATCACTTGCAGTAGTATTCCATGCTGTGAGAATACTTGTTTTTTCAACGAACCATTTTTTTAAACCTGGTAAGATATTTAAACTTATTTTACTCATTTTTTAATCAATCCTATTAGTTAAAATTTAATAATAAACTGTTATCGGTTTCTATTACTTCTCCATCAATAATAAATTCATCTAAACGATTATTAACTTCATTGAATTGTTCATCAATTTCTTTCCGAGTATAAAACTCTTCAATACCTGTAATTGGGATTTTTTTACGGAGTTCACCATTAATAAAACATAATAAACTCCCATTTTCATATGTGAAATCATCATACTTCTTATTTAACTCTGATTCAACATAATCCTTTGTAGGATAAGTGTTGAGGATTAAATCATCGAAATTAATTATTTTCAAACATTCATCACCTGAATAACAGTATAATTTATTTTCTTCAAGAACAAGATCATCATATTTTTTTCTTAAGCTTTCAAAAATACTATTAAAAATATTACTATTTTCAGAAATAGGAGTATTGCTTTTTTGAGGTGAAATAGTGCTTGATAATGGTACAATTATATAATTCGTAGTGATACGATCTCCAGCATATATTGCAAGTTTAAAAAAGTCACCTTCCAAAACATTATCAGGTATTTTACAGGAATTTTCATCTAAATGTATACGAGTTTTGTTATTCCAACTATCCTTAAAAATAACATATTTTTCACTATTTTCTTCCCATAATTCCCCTGAAAATTTAAAATGTGCTCGTATTATATTTTTAGATTTGTTAACAAGGAATTCATGGTCTGTTCTTTTTAAAGATTGTTGTTGTATTTCAAATTGTAATGTGATCACACTAATCATCCCCCCTCATCATATTTTTCCTATTTTAAATTACTTTTATGATTTTCATGTCTGTTGCAGAATTTAATCCTTCATAACCTCTAATAAATGCTGTGAGAACGTAAGTTCCTCGCTCTAACTGAATTCCTAATCTTTCAGATTTTCCTGTTTCATTAATTTTACGAGTATAAGGAACACCATTAATTACTAGAACTACTTCTTTATCGGTATAGTTAAAATCAGATTTATCACAATATAATTTTGCATATATTCCATCTGATTTGTAGTTTACTTTTAATTCTGTGTTGTCTTCTCCTGCATTGTCACTCCATCTTCCGATTTTGATTCGCATACTGTTTTTTGTGTAGTTTTCGTAGACATTATTTGCTGTGGATTCTACTGCAGTTAATCTGTTTCCTATTACTTGTCCTTGATATGCACTTAATGCTTCACCTTTGATGTATGTTGGTGCGGTTAGGTCATTTCTTACACGACAATGTCCGTATTCACTTGTACTGCTTAAACCATAGTCAGGTTTATTGCTTGAATGGTTTTTTGTAGCATATTCATCATGTGTATGTTTTCGTAATGCGAAATTTGCACTGTTCATGTTGTTTAAGTGTGTTGCATTAATTTCAGTGTCTTCTTTTTCATTTGTTAGTATTTTAATTAACTCTTCTTTATGTAAATAAGTGTTGTCTAAATTGTTTAAAGTGTCTTTAAGTGCTTGTAAGCATTTTTCTTCCACTATAACAATTTTTTCAACAATATTTTCAGTGTCATTGTAAATTAAAACATTTGCTCCAATAATGTCACCATTATTGTCTTTGTAGTATACTTCTGATTCAATATCCATTAATCTCACCATTTTATGTTTTGTATTCTATATAATTCGGTTTAATGTAACATTGCTTACGAATATTCTCTCTTTTAGCATAATAACCAAGACTAATGCCACTATCATCAAGATTAGGAGTGTAAACAATTGTTACAATATCATTCAGGTTCAATAAGGTTGATTTATCATCATTATTAATAATATCGAAGCATAATTCCTGCTTATCATAATCTACAGTATAATCAACATCTTCTATTAGTTCAGTGTTATCTGATGATGGATTTAACACTACTTTACGAATTGGGTCTACTGGAGCAGTTCTTAAAGGTATTCTCCTTGTTTCTATTTCCTTTTCACTTATTTGTATTGTTTCCTTGAAATAATCAAGTATTAAAGGCATCTCATCATTACTTAAATTACGAATAAACAATGGATTATAACTAACACTCAAAGTACCAGCAGGTAAACTGTTTAATACCTCATTATAGAATAATAACTCATCTTTATCATAATCAACATGATAATCAATAAACTCACTAAACACCATGGTTGAACCTGATAATGGTTGTAAACTACAATTCAACATTGGATATGATGGACTGGATATGAAATTTATCTCTGTAAATAATGGTGGTTGAAGTGTTCCTGTTTTATCAGTGTATCCTTTCACATATACTTGATGTTCTTTCAGTATTGTGATTATTGAAGGATTTTCCTTCAAATAATTATATGCTTTTTCATTGTCAGCATCTTTGAATTTTTCCTCAGGCACTCCTTCCAAGTTTGTGAATTCCTGCACCTGTGAAGGTTCTATGATTATATAATGTTCTGTTACTTCATTATCCCGGATAATGTCCACATTACAAGTTACAGTTGGTTCAACAGAAAATGGAGCATTTACACGACCCCAAACATTAGCACCAAGCATTGGAGCAGTTTTCGGATAATAATAATGTGTACGAACATACATTTCATCAGGAATATCACAAGTCAAATATAATGTCAAATTTTCAATTAACGGTGTTTCACCAGTCTTCTTTGTCTGTAATCTTGCACGAACAAATAAAACATTACGAAGATCGGATTCATCAAAATCCTGTTGATGATTAATTCCTATTGTTTTCCAGGTTCTGCCATTGTTACTGACTTGATATTCACAAGTAAGGTCCGGTTGTGTTGCATCTCCAGTATCGGAGGCAGATAATAAGACTGATTTTATCCTGTTTGCGAAGATTGGTTTCAAGTATAACCAGTAATCCTTATTAACAGGATATCCTGTCTTGAATTCTCTGATATGTGCTTGGAATGCGAAATCCTGTGGAGCATATTTTCCTTGATGATATTCAACATCATCCTCTTTCCCATATCGTATCCAAGTCATTCCATTATTGAAAGTGTAAAATGCATTTCCATCCGTGTATACATCTGCATGGCAGTGTTTGTTCCAACCTCCTAACCAGTAGCAGTGACTGTAATGGGATAATGGTGATAATAAGACTATTGCGTAGGTTTCCCCTGCTTTTACGGTACATGGGTGGTCAAATAGTATACTTGCAATGTCCGGACTACTGTTTTGGAATCTTACTTCCTGTTGAGCTAATACAGTATATTTTCCATCGTAATCACAGGCTAATTCTTCAGGATATAATACTCCATTTTTATTAATTGTTTTTCTTATTTGTACGATTAAAGGTGATGCAGTATTATATTTGTCTTCTCCTGCACTTGCTTTAATATTCAGTACGATGGATTCAAGTAAACCAGTTTTCTTTGCTTTAAAAGTTTGTGCTCTTCCAATACTTGGTATTTCGTTGTTTAATTGGTTTTCTAACCAGTTAGGTCTTGTTTCATAATGTCTGTTTTTATCAAAACCAATATACCAATGTTCATTTGCAGTCATATCTCCACCGATAATTTTACCTGTACTGTCTTTAATAGCCCATGGACTGTAGTTCCTTGTTGATTTGTCAATTGTACTGGTTGTTTGTTGTGGAATTTTAACTTGATGAATTATTTTATCGTTATCAAGTAATCCTTCTATAACTGCTGTGGTTTTGTTAGTGTCGATTAATGTTGTGTCATCAAAATCCATGAATACTTCTTTATTTGTACCTGTATCAAATACAACATTGTTATCCGTAGTTATTTTGTATCCATAACTTTTATTAGTGTCTACAGGTACCGGTGTGAATCTTTTACGAATTGCAGGAGGTGTTAAGTATTCTATTTTTTCAAGGTTTTGTTTTAACCATTCATCATTTTTACAGATTTGTCTTAACATTTCAACCGTAACTTCTCTTTGCTCATCAAAACTCATTAAACCAAGATTCTTATAAACTGGTGGACATTCTTTCATATATTATCAACTCACTCTCTATTTTGTTTGAACAATTATCTCCTCATTTCCAGGTTTCACACCATTTGCAGGATAAATATACAAGTTTTTACTTGTGACATTATAATAATAACAGCCTGGTGTTAATTCATTGATACTTTTTTTTCTTGTGTATCCATCATCAGTATTTGTATTTATTACTCCAACAACAGTGGCAGGTTCGTAGATATAATAAATATTTGGGTTTTCGGTACTTGTTTTCCATTCTCCACGATAACCTCCAGTTGTTAGGTTGAAAGTATATGTTAAATGTATTATACTTGTATTGTCTTCTTGTAATAATGATTCGGTGATTTTCTCGTAGATATCATGGCTTATTAGGATTTCTCCATTGGTCACTCCGATTTCAGTAGTGTTTAATATTTCTGATGCTTTGAAATCAGTTGTAAGGATTAATTGTTTGTTTTTCAAATCAACACTTGTTTTACAGCCTTTACGGATTGTTTGTTTTCCTAATATTGTATCTGTTTTTCGTGGTCTTCCAGTTCCTTTCCCTAACAGGATATAGGTGATTGGTTCGAATTCATTGTTAATCCATCTGTTCAGGAAAAAAGACTCACCAAGCAAGGTTATCAGGTTATCATTTTCCATGATTACTTTATCCTGTGTATGGAATTTGTAATGTCCTTTAATCTGTATATTCATATTATATTCACCGTTATTTCATTCAATTTTAAACTTGTATATACTTGTACTGTGTGACTACATTCTTTTAAATCAGTGTTCATGTTCAAGTGTATTACCTTTGACAATGGCATATACTGTTGTAATCGTTTACTTAAGTTACTTGCATCTTCCATACGGATATTAGCTGGTATTTTTGTGTAATCAAAGATTAAATCATAATCTGAAGGAGTGTAATTGTATTTGCTTCTTGCATACATACATTTTTTTTGAACCATAAATTTTATTCCCCTTGTTTTTTATCACGAATTACTTGAGTAATATCTGTGGTACTGTTAATCCATACTTCATCGTTTTCTGTTAGGTTTTCAGGTGCTTCTTCTTCAGTATCTGTAATATGGATTGTATTTTCACCAGTATTGTCTGCTGTTATAATTACATCATCAGTTTGATACTGTGTAAGGTCTGATGGTAATGTGTCAAGGAATTCAAAGGAATTTGTGAATGTAGTTGCATTATCTACAAGTTCACGAGTAATATTTCCGATTGTTACTTGAATATTTCCTTGTACAGTGTTAATATATTCATTACCTTCAACTATGATAGTTAATTCTTTCACACCTGTACTTGTTGAACCATACCTGAATAATACTTCACATACCCCCTTATTAAAATATAATTCCGTTTCATCAATAGGATTATTGTTTTCTTTAACAACTGCAAGTAAACTTCCATTAAAACCTGTTTTTGTTTTAACAGTGAATGGTATTTCAAATTCCTCATTTGCACTACCATAAATGTTTGATGGAAGTATTAATTCAGGTGTGGTTTTTTTAATATTCATTAATAATGGTTCTGATATGGAATTGTAGACTTTATTACTTTTCTCATGTATTACCTGATACTCAACATCACCTGTATTTGCTCCGGTATTGATATTGAAACTGAATGCTCCAGTATTATCTACGGTTGTTTCATCAACAACAACATTATTTCGAAGTAATTTCACAGTTTCACCACTTACATCTTCTGTAGACATTAACTCACCAGTTAAAAGATAATCTGTAAATGCTTCCCATTCAGTTTCAGAAGGCTTGTTTAAAACAATGCTTGTACTAATTAAGCAGAATTTACTATTAACTTTCACATTTAAAGGATAATTAACATTATTTTCATTCCTAAACACTGTAAACTTGGAATACAAGTCACAACACTTATAATTTAACCTGATATTTTTCAAAGTTAAACTTGCATTCTGATAAACTCTGAAAAAAGTTGGATCACTACAAGTGATGATTGGATTGTATTCAGGACAGGAGGTTATGGTGGTGTTTTCTGTAATGTTTTCAGGAGTGAGGTTATATGTACCATTTAGTAATGATATGATGTTTTTTTCTCCTTCAACATGGGATAATGCTTGTTTTAATGTTTTGAAGGCTGTTGTTTTACTGTTTCCATTATTAGTATCGTTCCCATTTTCTGCATCTACATACCAATCAGCACTGTTACAGCCTTTTACGGTTATGTAGATTTCTTCACTTGCTAAATCATTTTTATGTATGATTATGTCCGGTGTTGTGTCTTTTTGTGCATCTTCTATTGTTTTGAAGCATTTAAATATGAATGTGGAATCCATATTGTTTATGTCTTCTGTTTTTAAACTCCATGTTTCATTGGAATTCAGGAACAATCCTTCTTTGAATAGTTTGTTGTTCTTATATGGTACTATAATGTATGGTTTTTCAGATTCTTCAATGATAGTTTCAGATATTGTATTGTATGTGTTATTATTGTATACTTCTTCACCTTTACTATTTAAAATTTTAAATGTGAAATTAAATTTCTGACCTTCAAGTAAGTTGTTGTTATTCACATTTGCGAATAAAAATAAATCATCAGATAATCCCTCACACCACCTATCTTTATGCTCCCATCTTTGTGGAATCCAACCACGATTATAAACACCATTTTCCATGTGTTTGCTTGTATCAGTCATTCTACAGATTAACCTGCTACGATTTAATAATTGTGCATCTGTTATACTGAACAATTTGAAAATTTCCAAGACAGGCAACGGTGTGTCATTCAAATGTGTGGCATAATACAGTAATCTTTGCATGTAATGATAGTCATCTTCTGTAACCTGATTGTCATAAGCAGGTATTGTGTCTGGGTATTGTGATGTTTTTACTTCCTTGTATGTTCTACGAGGACATCTGAAATATTCACCAAATGCATCCAGAGAATAATCATGGTCATATTCATCACCAACAATAATGGGGTTTTCTGGAAATCCTTTTGTTGTAGTGTATTCATCCCATGTTTCAATTGTTATCGTGTATTTTTCTGTTGGGATTATTGTTTGTGATGTGTTGGAGTGTAAATATTCAAAATGATTAACAAAATCATCATAATTAAATGTTTCAGTATATATGTCTTTGCTGATTTCTTGCATACTTTCATTAATTTTAATAGAACCATCATCCAAAACAACTTCCTGACTAACCAATTCCATATAATGTTCAGTAATACAAACACTTTTCAAATTAGGAAAACTAACAGCAAAATACATATCATAATTATAACCAGAATTTTGTTCCTTCCAAATAAGAACATGTTTCCTTAATTTAGAAGCCAGATAAACATCATATAAATTATTGTATACTTTTTTGAACTCACTATTAAAAACACGTTCAGATTTACTGAAATTACTATCCCAATTTTTATTTAAAAAATAAGGGAATTTACTTAATAATGATTCAAAACTCTTATAAGGCATAAATATCCCTTTTTTTACTCCATTATTATTTGAATATCCCCAAGACTACATTGTTCTTCATCAGAAATAACAACAGGTCCTGCAGGATATTGGAAATTAATATCCTGTAACTCTGGAACATCCCTATCAATATAAACACTACATTTATGAGGTATGAAATCTTCACCAATTTTTAATAGATCAATATAATCAATTACTGCTTGTTTGATTTTTCCTTGTATTTCTGCTTTTTCATCAAGGCTAAAAGGATTAACACGGTCAATATCAACATTAACATTAATATAGATATCAATAGGTTTTAAAACAGGCTCCATCAACACAATATCTTCTGTAACTTGAGTAATCTCTTTAGTTAACTCATCATAAACTCGATTTAATAAAAAACTATCACCAGGGTCAATTATAATCTTTAAAGTTCCTGTACCGTCCCAATTAGGGATTAATTTATATCCTTCCACAGCATCAGTACGAGCAAAATAATTCACATATGCCCAGTAATTCCCTTTTTGATTAATTTCAAACCAATGCTGCAATAATTCACGATATTGATTGTCATTATAACCATTTGTACCACCAGTACTAGGGTTAATGTTAGTGCAACTTATTGAGTCAATATTTTTCAAACTTGATATGATTTTTGTTAATTGATTTTCATCAACTCCATATTGGGGACCTGCTTTTGTTGCATATGCAAAGGCTGTGCAAACAGTTTCACCTGCTGGAAACTTCAAATCTTCAACAGTTTTATATGTAATTCCGTTAGGGCTGGTTACTTCTATTCCTGCACCTTCAATAATAAGATTGGAATATACTTTAGGTAATTTAAATCTTATTTCCACACCAGCATGTGTTGCTTGTGGTCTAGGACAACCTAATATGTCTCCAATATCATCTAAATCAATTCCTGTTGCATTATTAATTTTAAAAGAGTTATATACTTCGGTCATGTCAGAATATACTTTTTCAAAAACTTCTGAATGAATACTCAATATCATTGCATAGAAATTACTTATATCCTGTTTATTTTCAATATATTTAATAAACTGGGCAGAATGGCTAATTAAACCTTCATTTAATGCATTTTGTAATGCTTCAAAGAATATTTCTTTGTAATATCTTTGTTGGTATGTCATATGCTTACTTCTCCTTCAATATTTTCATCACTAATACTATTAACACTCCAAGTCACCTTATAATTGTACGGTTCAGAGTATTTTTCAGTTATTTCAATCCAATTAATTTTGCGTACACGACGCATATTCCGGAGTACATCCTGAACAAACAATTCTATTTTATATTTCACCATTTCTGATTTGTTAGCTTTGATTAATTCATGTATACGGCAACCAAAATCAGAATATAATGGATTATGTTTAAGTTCTTGATATCTTGTCATTATTGCTATGCAAATAGCATTATGTAAACTATCATGTCCAGTAACATTTACAACATCTCCCTCATGGAATTGCATGTCCCATTCATTCCATTTATTAGGTTTTAATAGGATGTCTTCATTTAAGGTTTGGTAAAAACGATGGTCATCATCATCAAAATCGCAAGGCAACATACATTATCCTCCCTCTTTTAAACCTAATTCTTCTTTTAACTCTTTTATTAACTCATCTACTTCAGATTTAGTATAAATTTCATCCTTTGTATAATAATCCTTGTTTGTTAAATTATCTTCAGTTAAATCACTTGTTTGCACAGCATTTCGTTGTTCAGGAGTCATCCAATCTTTATAAACAATTTTTGGAGTGTTAAAATAAATACCTCCATTATCGCCATTTATTTGAAGACTTGTTGTGTAACCTTGCAGGTATAATGAACCTCCTGTAGCGATAGATGGTGGAGTGATTTTATCATTTTGAAAATAACTAATAACATAATATTTGTTGTTAATTTTTGCAACAACACACCTTATGTCTTCATAAGGTTTGAAATAAGTTTTTCTTAAAGTTTCATCCCATTCCAACTCTGCAAAAGGAGTGAAGAAAATATTAACAGAACCTTCAGTAGGTCTTGTTAACTTACAAGTAACTGTTTTTTCAGTTAATTTAACTTCTGCTTCTTGTGTTTCATAAAAAAACCTTGTTAACTTCCCCACATGTAATTCATTATCTTTTTGAGTGTTATTTCCGGATAAACTTGTATTGTTTGCTATTGCTTGTGTAGCATTGTTTAATGCTCTCATTAATCGTCCATCAGTTACGGTTATGTTGCTTGACTTCATGTTGTTGCCTCCGTACTTGTTTCTACTGTTTCCTCATCATTGGAGGTTTCTTGTTCTTTCAACTCACCAAAACCTGGGGGATAATCAACAAGGGTTATATTAGTTTTTAATTCCCCATCGTAAGATTGTGAAACCTCTGTAATATACATGTAATCATCAACATTGAATTCTGGAATATATACTTTAACCCACCAACCTTCACTCCATGTAGTTAACCCTACCGTGGTTAATTCTATACTGTGTCCGTTTTCTCTTTTTATTTTTGCCCATTCACGGTCTGCGAATGCTTGTACTTCTTCAGGAGTTTCACAAGGAACTTCCTCAGTTTTTGTGGTGGATGTAGTGGTGGTTTCAGGTTCAGTTACCGTTGCATCATCAACACTCCCGGTATCAGTAGTTGTTGTGTCTGTTGCAGGAGTTTCAACTGTTTCAACAACTTGTACTTTCTTAACAGCATCTAACTCTTGAGGTTTTTCACCAAAACGCTCAATAAGTTTTTCATTACGATAAACAATATCCTCCATAACCGTAGAATGCACAGTTAACATATTAACCGTGTCAGGATTATAATCTGTAATCTGAACACTATCTTGTTGTATATTCACACCAGACCGTAATGTAACTTCAAAATAAGTTGTTACTCCATCTGTATCTGTAAATCCTTGCAATGCTCCTTTTGCAGGAGGTTTGATTTTATGAATAAACATTTTGTTATCTCTAATATAACATTCTGCTTCTGCATCCCAATAAGCGAGCACTTCTTTAATAGCATCTTTAATAGTTGAAGCAGAACCCCCCTCATTTGAGTCATCTCCACTTTTACCACAGGTACCATTAGCTATCTTTTGTCCTAAATCTTCTGCAGACTTATCGCTGCAACAGACACTCACATATTGTGAGTATTTTTCACAGAATGTATAAATTGTATGCCCCTCGTAATATGATGGCATCCAGCTACGGAAGAAATTACAGTCATGTTCACGAACAAGTTTTTCTGTACGAGCTGCTTGTTCTTTCACATGAGGATTACTTGTCCATCCAGCATAACCAAATATGGCATGTGCATAATCTGTTTTTCCTTCAACACTTTTTACAAATGATGCTAATGTACAACCTGCAGCTCCACCACCTACGATAAAAACAATAGTGTCTCCACTACCTTTACTGTTTCTTAATGCTTCCTTGTTAGGACCTATTCCACCATCTACAGCATTTTTTCCTTTGGATTTAAGAGCGGAGATTACTGCATTGATGTAAGATTGTTCTTTTTTATCTATCTTATCACTACAAACATAATATGTCATATTCTTACACACCTTTCTTTAGAAGTTAATACTCTCTGATTCCGCCCCGTCTTTTGCAAATCCACTTGCAACAGTACCCATACCTCTACTATATCCGAGAGGGTCAAACATTACTCTTTGTCCGTCAATATATACTACTGTATAAACATGTCCTGTTACATGAATATAATTTGCTTTTAAACCAGCGCATCTTAAAAGAACAACTGATAGGTGTGCATGGTCGCAACAATTAAAAATTCGTGTTCCTATATTTGCTTTAGCAGTACTGTAAATGTTTTGTTCGTTGTAATGGCTGTTTTCATATCCTTTATAAGGGAAATTACTGTTAATCCAATTGTAAATTGATTCTGCTTTTGCTCTTTGTCCTTTTTTACCTTTTGTTAATTGTTTAGCAAACTTACAAGCATCTGCAGGTAAATTACTGTTATCAACACTACTACTTTCTCCATCAGATGAAACATTACTATAATCAATAACTTGATCATCCAAACCTGTGGCATCAACTGCTGGTTCTAAACCTGCTGTTTTAATCATTTCTTTTAAGATTTCAGATATTTTCATTTGAGTAAAATTAAATTCATACTTCTGTTCTAATAATTTACTCATTCCAGAAATCTTCAAACTCATTCCATTTTCATTAAAAGACTCATCAGTAATAAAACCAGTTAAATTAGGTCGTATAGGTTTATTAAAAGTACGATGTTTGCCTAAACTTTCAGCACCTGCATACAAACTTAACCTTACACCTTTATAAAAACGATTTAAATCTTTAATTTCAGGTATGTTAATACTTGCTGAAGCATTAATATCTTCATAATCCAACTCCCATTCAACATGAGTGAATTCCCCATAGTAATATGTTTCTATGATTTTTCCTTGATGTAATGAAAATCCTTTTGTGAAATTATCATCTTCATCATCGTTGGAAGTATTTTCTAATGTTTCTTTTGTTTCATTATCTGTTTTTTCATCAGAACCATTTAAAGGAATGTACTGTTCCCAGTTTTCTTCATCTGTCTTATACAATTCCAACAATACACGATATATTCTGTATTGTTCTACTTCTGTGAAATGATTAATTACCAAGAAAAATACACTCCATTATTTTTTGTTTTTGGCTTCACGAGCAATACGATCCGCTTCAGATTCTAACTTATCTTCGGGTATTATGAAAGTATCATTAGGTATCATACTTTCACCTGTAGGTATTTCTTTAACTGTGATTTCTAATTCAAGATGGTTAGGTGATGCTTCACTTGCAGTTTTCTGTATATGTACTTCAGCATCAAATTTACCACCCATATAAGGGCTTATTACCTCACATGGTTTGCTTACCATGTTTTGAAAGATTGTGTCATAGGTTTCAGGGTGTCCATCAGGAATATAAATTGTGGTGGTGAAACTAAATTCTCTTACAACATATTTTCCTCGTGTTACTTTTTCAGTTCCTCCAAGAATGGATTGTCTGTTTAATTCTCTACGATTATAGGATTCTTGAGGAGTTATTTCTTCAGGGTAGAAGGGGTATCCATCTATTTCAATACTTGCTTCTGCCCCTTCACGAAGGTCACTATACATTCCCATACTATTTATGCCCCTATTCCTTTTATGTTAATATTTGTTACAGCATCTAATCCTTCAAGTGCATTAATCATGATTTGCTTACTTTCACGTGTAGTTAAGTTCCTTGCATCTAATTGCACTGCACCTTCATGAATATGTAATTCAACATTCTGTATACTTTTACCCCATTGTGCAGTTGAAGTTAATGTTCTCATTCCATGTAATTGTTCAAGATTATAATCAGTAGGAACACTTCCTAAACCAACATTTAAACTTGGATTGCCAAAACCAGTTACAATATTTTGCCCTAACCTTTTAGCACTTGCCACAACATTTTTACCTTCTGATACTATGAAATCATTAATATAATTCATTTCATCATAGGTAGCCCATGCCATAGCACCTGGTGAACCTGTTTCAATACCTCTTTTAAATTCAGCTACAACATCTTGTGCTCCATTACGGGCTGCAGTTTTAGCTGCACTTATACCATTGTTTACGGCTTGTGTTACATAACTCATTTCTTGTTTCATTGCTTGAGCCATTTTCAAGTTTTGTTTGAATCCTTGTGTTACTGCTCGACCTATTTTTGCCCCTCCGCTTCTTCCAGTTCCTATAGCACTGTTTGTTGCGGAGGCTACACGAGCGATAGTGATACCAGATAATGGTGCTAATCCAGTATTCACACCATTTACAATTGATAATCCTATGTTCGCTCCAGCACTATAGAATCCGCTACTCATTGCATATAAAGTGGTTTTTAATTGATTTAAAGCATTTGTAACACTTGTTAACAATGCTCCAATACCCCCATTTAATGTTGTTCCTGCAAGACTGTTTAACTGCATTATCGCAGTTTTAATCGCAATTACGGCTAACATGATATTCGCAGAAGTGGCAGTTACTACAGGTATGGTATTTAGGTTAGTTGCTGCAGTTGCTACTTGTCTTGCACTTGTACTTACACGATTTAAGGTTTCACCAATATTTTCAGGTATTGTACTGATACCTGCTAAACTTGCAATATGTGTTGCCGCATTACTGATTGCATATCTTGCTTGAGCAACTTTAGCATTAATTGCTCCTGCGTTTACTTCACTATTTGCAATACTCGTTAATGGTTTTAAAGTGTTAATCAAAGTTGCAGCTGTACTACCTACTTTAGATAATTTTGTAGGAATATCATCAGGTATTGTGCTAATACCTGATAAACTTGCGAGATGTATTGCACTATTACTTATCGCATACCTTGCCTGTGCGACTTTACTTGCAATACCTGCACTATTCACATTCATATTCTGAATACTTGTTAAAGGTTTTAATGTATTGATTACAGTTGCAGTTGTACTTCCTATTTTGGACAATTTTGTTTTAATACCATCAGGAATATCAGGTAAATCATTTAAACCTTGTAATTGTTTTGCAGCATCAGTTAAAGCAGATTTAGCTGCACGGATACTTGCACCAAGTTGTAATTTTTTAAGAATTGTTCCTAATGCACCATTATCTCCACCCATACTACTTGATAAACTGTTTAAATTTTTCAATGAATCTGCAACATTTTTAATTGCATCTGAAACTTTTTTAAGTTTCTCACCTGCAGATTGATCAATATCAGGCAGACTACTGAATTGATTAATAACTGGTGCTGCTTTAATGATTTCATCTTTAGCATCTTCCAAGTGACTTGTGATTGTTCCAAATGCTCCTCCAAGGTTTACAATGTTTCCCATGTTAATGTCCCAATTAACGTCAGATAATGCTCCCATTGCTTTCCCTACATTTGCTAAAGATGATGTTACAGCTTCTAATTTGCTTGCTACACCCTCATCAATAGTGTCTAAGTCACTCATACTGTTGATTTGTTTGGCTGATTCTGTTAATTCTTTTTTAGCTATTGCAAGGTTCTGTGATAATGTTCCTAAATAACCATTTAAGGTTAGTACACTTCCTGCTAATACTGATACTCCAACACTTTCAAGACTCCACATTGCTTTAGCAACCGCTCCAAGACTTGTGCTTAATGCTTGAAGATTGCTTGGAACATTTTCGGGAATAGTTATGTCTGCGAATCCTTTAACTAATGTTGCAGTTTTCTTCAACTCATCAACGGCAACTTTAATTGGATCGTTAAATAACATTATTGCGGATATTCCTTGGTAAACCATGGTTAACCACGAAGTTGCTACTACTGCTGCCATTGCTTTACATAATTCCCATATTGCAGCACCTATTTGTTTCAAACCATCAATATCTCCACTTAAATCCAGTTTATCGAAGTTTAATGCTTTGAATACTTCTGCTAATGCTCTTATAAAGATTAATGCTTCTGCAGCTAATGCAACAACTACTGGAATCATTATTGCCACTACTGCTGCAATAGTTAATAATGGTGCTAACATTGATGATATGCTTGCCCCCAATCCGGATAATCCTGCACTTGCTACTGTTGCTTCAGTTGCTCCTGCCGCAGCTTCTGCACCAACTCCTGCTGGTATCATACCTGCAACTTCACCTAAACCTTCCATTGCTTGTCCGGATTTTTTCATACTTTTACTTTTATCTGCTACAATATCAACACCATCAATAGCGGTATCTAATGCATCTGAAATTTCTTCCTGACTTTTAGAATAGTTTTTTATCCTATTAATAATGCTGGAATCCCAACCGTCACTAACTTGGTCTTTTATCCCTTTAGGACTTTTAAGCAAATTTTTTGAGTATACTTTGTTGGAGGTGTTTTGTACTTTGTTTCCTAATTCTCCGTTTTTTTCCAAATCCTTTAATAATGTTCCTGCTTCTTTACGATATTTATCGTTATCCTTTTTCAATGCATCAAATGCACTTAATCCTGCTTCCGCACCTGTGGCTCCGATACTGGCTTTACTTTCTGTTACTCCACCAGCCACTTGTGCTCCTCCTGCAGCAATATCTGACACATTACTAACAGTATTGGTTGCATCAGCAACACCTTCAACAGCTGCTTCTGTTCCTTTAACTGCAGATGTCACAGACTCCCAAACACTTTTAAGACCTCCGACACCTTCTTGTAAACTTTTAACACCATTAGCCATATTAGTAATGGTTTGACCCCATGTACTTGCAGTATCAACCACAGCAGTAGCTCCAAGCATACCTGCGAACAAACCTCCACCAGTAGCTTTGTTCAAATCAATTAATGCTCTTTTAGCATCTTTAATTCCAGGTAGGAATTCATTACCTAATTTTTTACCAGCACTACTGAACTGTTTCTCTAATTGCTTGTCTAAACCTTCATTAGTTTCCATTAACTCTTTAGTATCACCAGTTAATTGTTGTACTGCTGCCATATAACCTTCAATATCGTTTTCATCACCATCCCATAAACCAGTACTTTTTAAAGCATCCACGGTGATTCCATATTGGTCAAGACTTGCACAGGCTCCTTTAATACCTTTACTTAAATCCATCATTGCAGTTTCCGCTAACTCAGTACTTCCAGTTTGTGCTAAAACTTTTGCACCAAAACCAGCCATTGCTTCTGTAGCATCATAAATCTGTTGGTCCGTTGCACCTGTCGCGGTTTTGAAAGCATTCATTGCAGGAATTAAACTTTGCATACTAACAAGACTACTGTTAGTAACATCATCAACATGCTGATTTAATTTACTTGCAGCCTCACTTGTACTACTCATCATTTTCAATAGTACACTATTTGTTTCTGCTTTACTGCTTGTTCCGAAGATGTTGTCCATTGCGGTTTTACCACCGTTTACTTTAGACACCATACTGTCTAAACCAGAACTTACCTGTAGTAAACCAGAGTTAATATCGTTTCCAGCAGTTAAAGCACGACTACCCATGCTTTGAACATTTTTATCTATGTTTTTTGCAACATTACTTACTTCATCTTTTCCGAAAAATGTTAGCATTATTTCTTCAGCAGTAGCCATACTTTTTTTACCACCTATTATTTTTTCTTCTTTGCTTGTTTAATTCTCTGATTTGCTCTTGCTCGTGTCTTATTTCCATACCATACTTCCGCATTAACATCATAATATCTAAATCATTCCTTTTATAAATCACTTCACTGATAGGAATGCTTAAATGTTTACTAACACGGAAATAAACTTCACCGATAAAACTATCTAACAGGTGGAAATAATTCTTCCGTGAAAGTATCATTTAACTTTAACCTGCCACGGACCTCATGGAATAAACTTGTTTTAGTATCTAAATCTATTTGCTCCCAAAATTGAAGGTTTTCTTCGAAAGTTTTTTCAGGATCATCTACGAATTCCATACGGTCTGCAAGAAATTCATTGATGATTTTTAAATTGTTATCTAAATCATAAGCTTTTTCCATGATTTTATCGGATAATGCCTGATACATTTTATGTTCTTCGGGACTCATTGGTTGTTTTGTTTCTGCTTTTGCGATTAATTTTTTCTCATCACGGTTTAAATCACGGAATAATCCCATTTGTGTACCCATTCCTTCAAGGTATTGTTTATCAGTGTAAGGTTTTATCCTCATTTGTAATAGGAATCTCTGACCGTTTATATAGTAATTCATGTCTATACGATATTGTGATTTGTCATGTATTAATTCAAGTAGTTGTGATTGTGTTTTCACGATTTGTTGTGTTGCTTCAATGTTTTGTTCCGCTACTTCTGTGTTGTATTTTTTGAAGTATGGTCTGTAATCGTGTAATAATTGTTTTAATTCTTTTTGTTCTTGTTCGGTTAATGTTTCATGATTAACACATTTATCCGCTAATATTTGCTCGTGTTCTGTTAAATAATCATAAGGTAATTCTTTGCATTCGTTTGGGAATTTAACATCCCATAAAAATTTGGTTGTTTGTTCACTAACCATGATAAATCTCCTTTTTTTCTCAATTTTTTTTATGAAATTGTTATGTTTAGGAATCGAACCTATATTAAATACACCTGTACCATAACTAAAAAAAAATATGGATAAGAATTATTTCTTATCCTTAACACTTAATGCAATACCAGATACATCAATACTCATTCCTTCATCTTCCTGTGTAGGTGTGCAGGAATCAATACGACAATGTAACAAGGTGAACAATTCTTTATAATCCCCATCATCATTAAAATTAAAAACTCCAATAGGGAAGTTTCTCCTGTTTCTTTGATATTCTCTCAACATACTGAAGAATTCAGGGGAAACACCATTAGCTTCCCATTTATACTCGTTTTTACCTCCTTTGTAACCTACAGGGTCACGACTGCCAGTGGATGGACGAGTTTCAGATTCACTATTGAATTCCACATTAAAATCTTCACAAACAATAACTTCTTTATCTAATCTTAATTCACCAAGGTCATATATGTTATCATCAGGATTTATTGTTATACTCATACTTAATTACCTCCTACGGTTGCGTTAGGTGATTCAATGTACATACTAAAACCAATAAGTAAAGTACTGTTTACAGGTACTGCTACACCTTCACATTTAAGGTCATATGGGTTGATTTCAGATTCAACTACTTTAATTTCAGTACCATTCATCATATATCCATCACTTATCTTCCTATCAACTATCACATCAATATCTGATTGAAGATAGCTGAGATTAGTTTCAGTTTCATTTCTTTTGAGTTGCACATATAATGCATCATAAACTTCCCTTATAAGTTGATCAACATTTCTACGGGCATGAATCAATGAATCATTAGGGCGATTATCCGGAGTAGTTGCGAAAGCTGTGGACACTGCAAGGTTAATTCTTGGGTGTATTTCAGATGCTGCTAATTCATCATTTATAAAAGTGATTCCTGCAGCTTGTAACTCGTCACATTCTTCACGAGTTCTATTACTATATTTTCCAGGAGTGACGGTTCTAAAATCAGTGTATCCTGGTTCTTCATAGTATGGTGTGATGCAAACTTTAGCTACATTTTTACCGAAATCTTCAGCAGGCATTAATACTGCTCTAGTATTTTGAATGTAGTTTTCTTGACTATCATCAGTATATGTTTTTAATTCTTCATCGTTTGCACCAATAACTGTGAAATATGCGATTCTTGGGTTTCCATGTTCTGAATCTTGTTTAATGAGTTCTATTGCAGAATTCATGATACTGATTATGTCTTTTGCAGTATCTTCTTTTTTGAAACCAACATAAGATTCTACTTGTATTTCTCTTTTCTTTTTAGCTTCATTCATTGCATCTAACCAAGGTTTTGGTGTGCTTACTTCTGCAGCTCCTAAATCAATAATGTAAATATATGGTACAGTTATATCATCACTATTGGATTTTTTTATTTCTTTAAAAAAGTCATTGACTGTAATTAATAATTGATTGTTTTCTAAGTCAGTACCAATACCTCCATTTTCTACAGTTTTGTAGACTTGTTGGAAGTTTTTAAATTTCTGTATACCAGTTTTAGGTGTGGTATTACCAGTTATTCCAATGAAACATGGTATTTCTGCACCTACTCCAGATAATATTGGGTTACTGTCAGATTCAAAGTATCTTACTTTTGGAGTTTCATTTATGCTCATAGTTTCTATTCTCCAATATAATTTTTAATTATTTTATTCAATTCATCAGTGGTGATTGATGGTTTAATGTTTTCAACACCATAGATAGTTTCTTCTTGTTTGTACTGATTGTATAATCCTGCTTGAGTTAAAGCACCCATAATAATATAATTACGGGTTGGATTTTTTTGTACTGCTTCGTACAAGATTTCTTTAGGTGTACTAGTTTTATTATTTTTATTTTTTGATTCGTTTTTAATTGTCATAATAATTCCTCATCAATTTCTAATTGAGTATATACTTCTCCACCAATCTTATAATAAGAATAGTAATTCATTTTTAACTTTAAAATTGAACGTAATACCGGTTCATGAATGTTTAATTCATCCAAATCCGTTATACTGTTGATGGAAAAAGTGTTTTTAATAATATGATAATGTTTAAAAAAAGAAGTGTAAATATCAAGATTGGGACATTGGTTTTTATGTGCTCTATGCTTATTTTCAGTTAATGCTTTACAAGTATCATTTAAAACCTCGCAAGATTTATCCTGCATATTATAATTTTTGCAAGTTGAATAATGATTAGCTTCAGCTTGCAATATCCTGTTTTGTACTTGTTGTATAATGTTAATTCTTTGTTTATTTGAGTTACACCAAATATTAATCCAAACATCAGTTTGATATTGTTTCTGGATATGTTGAATGTTGTCTATTTCAACATATCTTCTTTTAACAAATGTTTCATCAGCTGTTTGTATGGTGATGCATGGTGTGGAATCTATTTCAGCATAACCTTTTATTATAGGTACAATCGACTCATATTGTATTTGCTTGTTTAATAAGTTATAAAAAGCATTTTCCATTAAAGTCATTTTAACAATCCAGCTTTACTTAATTCTTCATGAAAATATTGTTTAAATAATGGTGCGACTTGATTGGCTGTACGAGTTACAAAAGGATTTGCAGGCATTTTACAAGTACCCCACTGGACATAAACCCAGTACGGTGCTTTAGAATGCAACTCCCCTTTTAAAGGGTTAGGTTTATTTTTACTAATGCCTCTTTGAAGATTACCAGTTGGTTTATAACCAGTAGTGGACCTGGAATGTCCAGGTCTTGGAACTTCTCGTTTAATAATTGTTTCTGCATCATGCAAACCATGGTCTAAAGTATTTTCTAAAGGTTGTTGGAAACCTTTACCTTTCAAACCTAATTTTTTATAGTATGATGGATTAAAACTAATATCCATTCCAAATAGCATATTTACACACTTCATTTTTTCCTTAATTTCCTTATCACAACTTTTTTAAAGTTAAGAATGTGATTCCATTCCTCAATACTGCCTATTACTTCGTAACATTCATTATGTATTAAGAGATGGTCTGTATCATTTAATTGTGAGTGAATAGAAATATACAAGTTATAAGTATCCTGCAGTATTTTACCGAATATCTGCATACTTGATTCATTAGATAATGGTTGTATATCTGCTTCTATGCTTTTGCGGAAAACATATTCTTTATCTCCATATTCATCTAAACCTTTGTAAGTGTAGATGTCTACATCTGTATTTTTGAAAAAAGGAATCATAGTCTTAAAGCATCCTTATGTATGTTGAGTAACGATTGTTTAAATCGTTTAATGTTTTTTGTATTAAAGCTCCTTTACCAATACTGGTGTCATAACTTATTGTTATGTCTCCTTCTTTAATGCTTGATGCGTTTTTATCCCAGTTATTGTCTAAATTGTATTCTAACATGTTGATGATTAAAGGTACTATGTGTGTTGAGTATTCTTGTGTAGTTAATCCTGCGCTATATTCTAACCTTAAAAAACCATTATAAGTTCTATTAAAATATAATATACCATCATCATAATCAATATTATAATCCTTATCTTCAATTAAAATAGAATCCTCTATTTTTAAAGAATGAATTTCATCAATGGGAAACATGTCTACTAATAATTTATCATCATTGAAACCATTTTCAACTTGAGTAAAACTAACAGGTTCAATAGGAACATCTAAACCTTGATTAATCTGACTTTTAACAATCTCCAAAAGCAATTGGAACTCATCATCAGACAATTCAAAACCATCTGCTTTTAATATTTGTTGAATATCTGTTTCATCAATCATAAAAATAAACTCACATCAAAAAAAAAATATAGGATAAAAACAAATTTTTTATCCTTTAGTTAAAACAACACTAACTGTATCATTCGCGGAAACTGTAATACTAGAAGAATAATTATTATACCCTGTTTTAGAAACAACTACAGTTTGCTCACCTTTAGCCACACCTTTAATAGTGCAACCTCCAGCACTACCAGTAGTACCTGTCTTATTATCTACAGTTACACTAGCTCCTTCAACAGCCCCATCTGCATCACTCACATTAAATGTTAAATCAAATGTTTCAGGATCTCCTCCCGGATTAGGGAGAATCTGAAGCAGCACCAATTCCAGTAATCATACCATCTTTAAACTCACCATTAGTCAACATAGTTAAAAATGCAGCTACAACATTCTTATAAGCTAACTTATTAACAGGTAAATCAGTAATGAGTGTAGGAGGCATTAATCTTCTTACTTCTACAGTAGTAGAATCAAGAATAGCTAATTTATCACCTTTAGCAGTATCCCAGTTCCTGTCAATAAGAATTGGTAATTCAGTACCCATCATGGATTCATAAGTCACTACACGGTGTCCTAAACCGATGTCTACTTTATCGTTAAATCTTCTATAAGGTGCAACTAATGCTTTTAATTGTTTAGCAACACCATAACTACAGACAATCACATCAGGATTACTGTTATCATTGTTTAAATCTTCAAGCATATCATCAATAATATCCTCAGTAATAGGTGCTCCTTTAAGGTCTTCTGTATGAGTTTTAATAGTTGAAGAAATACCTTTGAAATCTTTACTAGTACTATCACCAGTTCCTTCAAGGATTGCTTTATCTGTTTTATTATTCACATCAATGAATTTCTTTTCTTGTCTACGAGCAAGAAGATCAACATAAGTATTACCCATTTGTGCCATCATTGACACTTCGATAGGTGCAACTAATGCTTTCATTTTGTCAGTTACATCTTTGATTTTCTCTACATTTGCGTCAGGAATATCATCTAATTCTCCAATCCATGCAACATCATCTGCTTCTGCTTGTTCTTCAAAGTAACCTACTAATGCTGCTTTGTTATCGAATACTTGTCCTTTACTTTCCAAGTATCTGAGTAATGGTGCATTCTCAAAGGTTTTAGTTTGCAATACATCACTATATTCAAGTTGCATCGCATTAGGATAATCACTTACTTGTTGAAATGTTTTTTTTAACTCATCTATTTCTGCAGAATGAGTTGCTACTTTGCTTATTACTTCATCGAGATTCATATTTAAAAACCTTCTTTTTTTATAATTTATAAAAATTTTATTATTTTTTTTTAGAGATTTTGAGAAATAGCATCAATTAATGGATTTCTCATCATTTGTTTTTTCATCAATATTTCTGCAGTTTCTTCAGTACTGAAAGTATTTTTCTGAATATTATTAGTTTCCCCGTGTGGAGGAATATTATTTAAATCAACACGAGATTCAGGTTTACGAGTTTCATTTAAGTTTTTGAAGAATCTTTCTTCAAATTCATGTAACCTATCATCAACTGATTTATTGATTCTTTCTTCCATTTCTTCAGCAGAAAATGATTTAGTTACACCATCTCCCCCATCATTGTCTTCTGAATTACCAGTATCATCATTATTGTTTTGCTGGATTTGAGTTATTTCATCATGAACCATACTTTTAACAGTACTTTCCATAGATTTAGATAACTGTTCTACTAATCCTTGTTCTTTTTCACTCCATAACTCATCCATAGCTATTTTTAAGTCATTTTTAGTAACATATTGTTCCTCAGGTTCTGCACCTGATTGAGTATTATTATCTGTCATGTTTTTAGTCTCCATGTTTTTTAATATTTTATTACATACCCCCGCAAAACATGTTCCTTCAACTACTCCTTTAGCAGTGGTAACTGTACCTAAAGTATCCATGTTTGCAGGCATACTTGTTAAACTGATTTCATCTAATCTTGCATTTTTAACATTCCAACCACCATCACGATTACGATCATATTCAGTTGGTGCACCACCAATACTTAAACCCAGGTTAACTCCAATATCTAACATTTCTTTAATATCTGGTGCATATTTAGAAAGTATTGTGGCACCTATTTTCAAAGTATCATTATCAGATTCTAGTACTTTGTTGATACTGCCTAGTAAACCTGTGAATAAACCATATTCATGGTCTCCATGAAGATTTTTATTACTGGTTAGTAATTGTTTTTTCATAGAGTTTATGGCTGATGGTAGCATAATGTCTTTTTGCAAGTCTTGGCTTGTTGTACTTGCTGTTCCTATGATGTCTAATGTTCCATCATCATTTAACGTGTAATTTTGTTGGTTGTTTTTGGTGAGTGGGACATAGACTCGAAAACGATTATGATTATGCAATGTTTTCCAATCCTCCTAAAAAAAATGTTATTCTTTTTTTTATAAAAAAAATAAATTAATGTTAAAATAAGCTTTAAAAATAATAAATAATATGTATAAAAAAATACTGGAAGAAAAAATAAATCATTAATTAATAAAAGAGACATCAGCAATATTTGATAAAAAATTATTTTTTTTATTATTTAATGTTTAAGTTTTTTTCTTCTTCAATAATCACCGTAGACAATTAGAAAAAAGGAGTCTGTGAAATTTTACAGACTCAAAAAAAAGAAAAAAAATTAAATAATTTGTTTCAATTTATAGGTAATGTTTTCATTATCTTCAACAGGATTATATTCGATAACTCTATTCAAAGATATATGAATTATTTTTTCAATATTATTTTTAAGATCCTCTTTAAATTCTTTATCAAAACTAAATCGGATATTTATCCCATTTTTTTCATCTTCAGAAGCAATTTCTAAAGAACATTCATTTTTATGAGTATTAATTGTATATAATTCCCCAATAATCTCGATAGAATCTGATTTTTCATTTTTTGTATCGTCAATTACTTTATAAACTTTTTCTGCAAACTCACTAGTTAAGTGTTGTGGTTTAAACGTATGTTTGCTTCAAAAAGATGTAATTAAAATTTAGCACGAACCAAAAGAGCTGATAATTAAGAAAAGTATGTTTAGTCTTTTCTTCATATATACAGTGTAACGATTTAGAAAAAAATGATTAACTATATGAAAAAGTATAAACTAATGTATATGTTTTTTAGTAAAATAGCCCTTAAAATAAGTATGTATTAATAATATTTCGGTAGAGCAAATGAAAAGTAATATAAAAACTTTGTTTAATTTAACATCATTTAAAAATGGTTATATAGTATAAATACAATATAATAAAAATATGTAATGAGCATTAAAAAAAAATGTGTCTAAAAAATAGAGTGTAGAATTGGATTAAAACCTAATCCCTCAATAAAGTTATAATCCAAAATGAAACACACAACACCAGCAAAGAAAAAACATAGTGTTATATTTATGGTATATTTAATATCATATTTAACTTTTTTTATAACACTTTTTAGGTGAACCTATATTTTTTAGATATCTGCTTTTTTATATGAAAATGAATTACATAGCAAAAGGCGTATGCATTCTAAAAAAAAGATCGCCAGGAGGTGATGCTTTATGAATGCAAAACTTTCAAAAGCTAAACGCTCTTTAAGAAAAGCTGAACGCAGCTTAAAAAAAGCTGAACGTGAAGCAAAAAAATTAGAGCGTGAAGCAAGAAAATTATAAAAAAAATCTTATTAAATGATAAATTTGAGGGAGTTTATCATTTTTACTTTTTTTATTCATAACCTTCTATTTTCTTTGTGTAACTCTTTTTTATTTGTTCTTTCTCTTCTACACGTACTCTTGTATTCCATCCATCCTTAAATCCCTCGTTATACCCATATTTAAATCCTTCACGATAATCTTCTTTATTAACCATTTTAAATTACACCTCCAGGCATTTTTTTTATGTTTTTATTTTTAGTCGTTTTTTCTCTCGGGTAATCATTAATAATTCGTAATCCCAATCCTTGTGACAATGTTTTCCAATCCTCCTAAAAAAAATGTTATTCTTTTTTTTATAAAAAAAAT